TTCTGTTATTAGCCAATGCTTAACAGATTTTCCTGTTTTTTTTCTGATTCTTTCTAGGAATAGTCTTACTGCTAGTGTTGCGGTTTCATTTTCGTCTGAACATTGAAATGATTTCAAGTTTGTTTCGTTGAATGTCAGTGTAACGAATAAACAGTTGTTATCATTTCTTATTTCTTCGGATAATCTTACTATCCATTCTCTTTGCTTTTGCTGTTTGCATTCCAAACATTTTCCGCACTTTACCGGTACGTAATAAGTTCGCATATCCTTGCATACAGGAGGTTTACCGCCGTTTTTTTTGTTTGGTAGATACTTTTTATTAATCATATATTCGGTATATAGACACATAATATCTTGATTTATAATGATTTATAAAAAAATAATGCGGGTTGTTAGCCCGCATTGTTTCACGTGGAACGTTATCGACCTTTGTACTCGTCTGCTTCCCACCACGGTTTTCCACCTGTTGGTGTATCATATTGCTTCGGTTTTTTTTGACCGAATACAGATTTTACCGTCTTTATTGCGGCACCTTGTGGTGTAAAAGTTGAAATCAAATCTCCGATTTGAATCCCTGCGTTAATCGATTTATATATCCAGTCTTGTAAAATCTTTTCTTTTTCTATGTCGATTCTCTCGCCCATATATTCTATTTTTGCTTTTACTTCGTCGGCAAACACTCGTGCTTTTTGCTGATTTGTTTCAGCATCGAGCCAACGTGCTTTGGCAGATTCTTTCTGTGCCTCTGCTCCTAGCATTGAGGCGTCCGCAGATTTCCCTGCGGCGTTTGCTTTTAGTCTATCGGTTACAATTCGATAGATAAAATAGTTGACCTCTTTGTCAACTAATTCCTTTTGGCTCTTAGTGAGCCCGATTTCTGCTTCTTTAACCATGGCTGTACCCATAGCGTTTCTCATATCCCACCATGCCTGTTGTATTTTTTCCTCTTTTGTTTCGACTTTTATGTCGTTGTCAGCTATCATTCCTCTTAGCTGCTCTTGCATGTTTTCTATAGATTGTAGTATCTGTTTTGTTTCTTCTTGGGCTTTTCCTGCCTCTGCTGTTCTTAGTGCTGTTGTTGCTTTGTTTAATTCTTCTATTGTGCTGTTAAGTGAAGTTAGTGACTCCGTATACTGTGTGTCTGCTCCTGCTGTTTTCTTTGCTTCTGCTTCTGCTTTTTCCGCTTCGGCTTCTTTTAACTTAATGTCGGCGAGTATGCTTGCTCCTTGTAGGGAAATTCCACCTGCTTGTGTTGTTCCCATATCTACACCTTCTTGTCTGCCTCCTGCTGTGGTGCTTTGCCCTTGTCCTCCGCCTGTTCCGTATAATAGTCCTATTGACAAGCCTGCGTTTTTCATGTGTTTCACTGTATTTTCATAATTAGTGTAGTCCCACATGTCTTTTGCTAGTGCTTGATTTTGCTTAGCGGCTTCTGCGTTTAGCTTGTACTGGTAGTTCATCTTGTCGATTTCTCTATTGTACTGGTTTTGTCCTTGTATAGCACCTACCATTCCGTTAAGTGCTGCACCTGCTATTAATCCTAATGCCATTTTTTCGCGCTTTTTTGGTTATAAAAAAGCGATACGCTGTATTCTCGATATATTAGAACACATGCGTACCGCATGTTAATTTATTAACTCATATGTTGTGAGTGTTTATTCCGCTGTTGGTGCGGTTGATTCGTCTTTCTTTTTGTCAGGATTTGCGTATGATTTACTTTGTGCTATTTTGTTCGCATGAACTCTGTCCATTGCTCCTTGTGCAATTTCCCACTTGTCCGTTCTGACATTATATTCAGGCATTACACCGTTCTTTTTTTCTGTGTATACAATTTCTGCCCCGTCTGTAATTGGTTCATTATTAGCTGTTACACGTTCTACCTTTGTTTCAATTGTTTCTCCTGAATATGTTTCTAGAAACCCGAATTTTACTTGAGGTTTAAAAATTTTTCCCATACTTTAAAAATTTGGTATTTGTTTTGCACTCATTTTTCTTCGACATTCGATGCCGACCCCGATTTGTACCCAAAAGTTTTGACTTCCTAAAGAAGTGTCGGCGAATATGTAGTTGTAATCTTCAGGATTGATATATGTTGTTGTGTTTAGTTCTTCTGTATTCCAGTTGTTTGACGAGTTTTTTGGGTAGTACCATCTGTTTAATACCATGAATGATTCTGAATTTTCTATTGCAAAATTGCCATAGGTTTTATTGAAGTTAGTCATGTAATCTAACCATGCTGGTTGTTTCCCTACTGCGTATTTCTTTCCGTCGCTGTCGTAGTCTTTCCACCATGCCATTTTATCGCAGGTTAAGTCTTGAAAACCGATACCGTCTAGCTGTGGTTTATGCAAGTCATCCATTGTTTTCAAGTCTGTGTGCCATGCGTTTCCTTGACAATAGTCTACTCTTGGTGTTATACTTACTATACCTATAACGTAACATGGTTCTTTGATTTTTAGGTGTAATTTACCGTTTTTGTGCCCTGTTGATATACCTCTACCTGCTAATGTACCTAATGTTTCATTTCCTCCGGTTGCTACTACTTCATTAAATACAATTTCACATGATGCGCCACCCTCGTATACTGGTGTTTCTGCATGTATTGTGTAGTCATTGGTGTATACTGTTTCTATCCAGTCTTTATAAGTTCCGCCAGATAGCGCGATTCTGTTTAGCATATCATATACTTTCTTTGAAAGGTTGAGCTGGTCGATTGTGAATGACCCTGATTCGGTACTGATTGCCGTAATTGCGCTGATTCCGTTATCACCGTCTATCCATTCTGTATTAATCCAGTTATTAAAGATGTCGCTTTGTAGTGTTTTTATTGCTAGTCCGAACATTGGGTAACTGCTTTTCATTGCAGTACTACCGCCGGTTGTGGCTGTTCCTGTGTATTTTGTCAAATAGTCCAGATATGTTTTTCCGTTTTGATTGAATGATATTTCTGTACTTCCTGCGGCTAAGATTTTTTCTCTTATGTCATCAATATCGGTAAGTTTCCAACTTTTTAATATCGATTTTGCCATTATTAATTTTACTGATGCTAATTTTCCACCGATTGGTAACCCCACTCCGGTTGTTGTCGCTTTGTATTCGTTTTTAAGTGTTACTTTAACGTAGTTGTTTGCTTGGTTGACTGTGAAATTAAACCAGCCTGTTATTGTTGTGAAATTCCATTCTTTCTCTCCGAATGTGTATGTGTATAATGGTCCTATTGTTTCTTGTGTTGTTTGGGTTATTGTTTTAGGATAGAATATAAAGTACCCATCTGTTACGTTTCCTTTGCTATCATAACTTAAGTTGTCCTGTATAGTACAGTATCCGTCATAGTCAACCATGTACCAGTTTTCTTCTTGTTTATTTGCATAGTAGTTCTTAAATATGTCGTAATATGCAATTTCGGGTGTTGCGTTGAATGAGATTCCTTGTTTTCTCCCCGTAAATCCTCTTCTTCCTAGGTATGCGAAAATACTGCTTGGGTTTACTTGAATCCATTGGTTGCCATTCGATTTTTCAGGATAACATGCTGCTGGACAGCTTACGTTAAATTCAGGTAATTTAACTTGTTTCATGTCTAAGCCTACATTAAGTGCATTGTTGTGCAGTAGTGCGTTATATAGTCTTATTGGGCAGGTGAAAATATCCATTTGCATTTTGTAACTGCCGAATAGTGGTCCTGTTGTTGGTTTTGTCAGTACTTTTTCTACCAGATTGATGTCCCATGTGTCCCCTGGTAATCCGATTTCACATAGGAATGGAACTAGTGTTCCGATTCCCATTGTACTGCGCCACGCGTATGATAGGTCGTGTGTTGATCTTTCATAACTTCTCATTTGGACGTTCATTTTTTTTCCGCCGCCCAAAGTGTTTTTTCCGATTGATTTTGTAATGCTCATGATTCTTTTGTTGTGTCGTTAATGATTTTATTTACTACTTTTTTAGCATTTTCTTTAATTTGACTTTCCGCTGCGTTTTTCGATTCAAGCATTTCGGCGACTAGCGCAAATGTGGTGTCCCATTTAGGGTATTTGATATACGTTTCTGCTGATTTTTTTGTTTTGAATCTTTTTGTCGTTGCTAGGTGTTTTCCTACAGTTATAATGAATTCTTTTTGTTCCTCAGATACAGGTCGTACTACGAATAATTCTTCTATTTCCATTTTATTTTTTATTGAATAAATTAATACTTGTGCTGTCTGCTGTTGCTTCTCCGCTTGTTTTGTTTTCGATTGTTTGATTGCTTCCTTTGTTGTTTTTACTGATTGACAACATGTTAGTGCAGCTTACTCCTAGCCATGTTAATATGGCTGATAATACGGCTACAATGATATTTTTGATTAATTGTTTTGTTTTGTCATTCATAATCTAAATTTTCCGTATATTGTTTTTATTATAAGTATATCTTTTTTATGGTTATGATTTCCCACCCTGATTTTTTGATTTCTTTTTCCCATGATGCAATTTTTGTAAGAGATTCTTGTTTTTCTATTTCTCTTATTTCTCCACTTTGTTGGTGTACGATTTTTAATATCCATTTGTAAAACATCTTTATTTATTAATTAATTGGTTATTTACGTGGAATATTTTTTTTCTATTCTTAGTATTTCTGTTTTTCTATTCCAATTGTTTTTGTAAACTCTTTGCATGGCTTTTGCTGCTAAAAATGCCTTATAAAATGATGTTGCTTCTTGTACATATACTGATATACTGTTTGTTGTTATATCGTATATTTCGATTTCGTATTTCTCTTTTATCATATTTTGTTTTTTTACAAATATACTGTTATTTATTTTAATTTTCCAAATATATTTTCCTTTATTTATCAACATAACTTGTTAATAACTATATTAAAATCGGTTGATATCCTGTTTATAACTTGTTTAAAACTTTTTCCTTTAAAATTTGTATTTTTCGTTTTTTATTTTACGAAATTCTGTTTTTAAATTTCCAAATTATTTCCTTATTATTTATCAAAAACTTATCAACAGTTTATTAACATTTTAATTTTCTTATTTTCAGTTAATTAACTACTTTATCAACAGTTTCAACAGGCTATTATCATCATATATATTTCTTTATAATTAAATAAAATATAATATTATAATTATAGCTTGTTCTTTTTTCGATATGCTTGCAATTTTTTTAGTCTTTTTAGGTGCTTTTCTTTGTCCCATTTTTCAGGATTGTCATTGTGTATTCTTTTCCCTTTTTCTTGATAGAATCTTAACAGATTCATGTATGTAGTTTCGTCTTCTGTACTTACCTTTTCTCCCATTATATAGCGATATCCTCTTTCTTGTTTTGCAATCCAAAGCTGGTCCTTTTGCTCTTCATCATATAGTTTGTTTCTGTAATATGTAGGTAAGTTTATTTTTTGTCCGTTTTTTAATCTGTAGGTTTCGTTTGTATCTTCCCCTTTAAATGCGTTTCTTTTTGCGTCTGCTCGATTTAAATAGCTTTTCCCTATACCGCTACTACACAATATTTTTCCTTCGAAATTTGGCTTTATTATTTGTTCTTTTAGCATGTATTTTGTTATGTAGAATATAGTTCGCTCGTTTACGAATGTTCCTATGAATACGTTACCGTATTGCCATTTTTCCTTAATCAGGCTTGCATTTGTCCAGATTAGACCGTGTAGATGTATTCTGCCGTTCTTTTCTCCTAGTTCTGTTATTAGCCAATGCTTAACAGATTTTCCTGTTTTTTTTCTGATTCTTTCT